GTTCCTTACGGGCGATTGCGACGTTATCCGTTGGAGGTTTGTATAATGCCAGACATTACAATGTGCCGTAGCGACGACTGCCCGCATCGCAAAGCCTGCTATCGCAATCCAAAAAGCGGGAGTTAGGAGCGATTTTATAGACAGCCTTGATTGCAGTCTTTAGCCAAAATTCATCTTGCCATTCAACCTTTGCCCCGCCTTGCATACCTTTCGCAAGACGCTTGACAATCTGATCTTTCCGCAATACCGCCCGAAACTTAGTGCCATCGTCGGTTGTGACAATCGCATAAGCCCCAATAGGTTCACCACGGTCGCCAAAGATAATCGGATCATGTTTCAGATATTCGCTATCACCCTTGACATATTCAAACCGTCCAGTATCAACCTCATTCTGATAAATGATGCCATATGACAAATTGGCGAATTTACTATGCTGGCGGATTTTCTTTACCAACCCGGCAACCATAGGAATGTAAGTCGCTTTGCCCTTAAATGGCACAATTGCGGCCTCTTTACCGTCTACCACAAGACCATCTTGAGCCGCTTTCATAATGCTTGACAACAGCGAAGTCCGGTCAAGATTTTGCAGATCGGGGTTAGCGTTCAATGTCGATTTGACGCATCGAACAAACCGCTCTGCCGGAACGGTGTTAGGAAGCGCCTTAGCAAATTCACCTGACATGCGGTCAATGATTGCTGGTAGCCCGTTATTACTCATGTATTAGCCCTCCACGGCCAGTTTCTTAATGTCCAAGCGGCGATAACCTTTTCGCGCACCGATCACTGTTCCGACCATATCAGCGGTTACAGTCGTACCATCACTATCCTTAGTCCACCCCGCTTTAACCTTATAAAGGTTTGTGAAGGCTTCTGCAACTTCCCCAAGTTTGAAATGCAATTGCGTCTTAAGTTCCTTTGATCGTTTTTCAAACTCAATCTTTTGCATGTTTGCCAGTTCAAACTGCGTCACAATATCGTCAATGCCAGTATCAGACAAGTCTTCTGGTTGCGCGCGCAAACTACGGAACAACGCCGCAATTGTTGCCTCATCTTTAGCGAAATCAGGATCAGGTTCATTTTTATCCGCCACGTCTTGCCAAAATTGAGCAATCGTTGCAATCATAGCGCGTTCCATTTCCTGATCACGGTCACGATAAATCACATTGCAGTCATATCCGCCCGTCCAAGCCACAATGGCAATTTGATCAATGTCAGCCACCATCATTTCATGAGCGGCTTGAATTTCAATATGGTCAGGCGCTTGATTGTCAACCCACATATCGCGGTAACGAAATGGATCAACCAACTTGATTTCAACAAGGATGCGCTTTCCTTTGTGAGTTGCAATAAAGTCAAAACTTGACCCAATGCGCAATTCAGGCAATCGCATATAATCCTTGAATGGTTCTAGGTCAGTCCACCCTTCTTGTTCTGCCGCAAGTTCGGCAATGCCCGCTTCAAGCTTTGTCCCTTTACGCATCCGATCATTTTCCTTGAAATCAAGAATAATGTCGGTTGCATGTTTGTGATAAAGTTCAAACTTGGTTTTGTAAGGGGACAATCCAAACAGCGCCGCCGTGTCCGTGCTGGTAATGTCAGGCTTGCGATATTCTAGCCAATCGGCGCGGTTGTCGCATCGTAGGGTTACTCTCTGCATCCCATTCCCTCCAATATCCTAAGCGCGTCATCTGCGCTTCTTGCTATGCCAGCACGGCCACCCTTTGACCGCACTGCGTCTAAGAACACTATCTGATCAGGTCGCACTTGTCCAGTGCTAGTTTTGCACTCTACCGCAAGAAACCTTCCATCCGGGCAAATACCGATGATGTCGGATGATCCTTTGCACAATCCATAGCGCACCAGCCTTCCCGTCTTATCTTGCAACGCCCCTGTATTGTTGCGCCATACCGTTGCCCCGGCCTTTGATAGCGCAATCATGCAATCGTTAAGGATGTTTTGTTCACTGCGAGTGGTCATTTTATGGATAACTCCGCAATTCCGTTATCGTCTGCAACGCCATAATACACATCATCATTGTATTCTAACTTAATTGCATGTCTTGGTGTTACGTTTTTTGCGATTATTTTTACAATATCTTGAATTGATGTCCACTCTATTGGCTCTGTTCTCCCATTCTTGTCAGTTATAAATACTTCTATCTGTTTCACTTCATAAACTCCAATACAGATTGATCGGCTTCATTTCTAATACCAATATTATTCAATCAATCCCCCATCATCCGGCACCAACGCCCGCTTTGCCTCAGCCAATACTTGCCCATTGCGCTTGACTATTCTTACATCATCGCTCGTATATCCACAACCCTTACACCATGACCGCACAAAGTTGACACAGTAATCGCTTTCATCGCTGCAAACGCAAACGATAGCGCCTTCTTTGAACCATTGGTTAGGCATGTTTCGCCGCCCTTGCGGTTATGACTTTAGCCGCCCATTGCTCTGGATACCTCATCCCTTTTAGTTTCCCATATCGGATCAGGTCATCTAGTGACTTAGCCATCCCTTGCGCTTTTCTGTCCGCCATCTTGATAATTAACTCTTGATCACGAGAAACTTCTTCCAATTCGCCTTCTATTTCTTCCACCATCCTTGCTTGCACTGGATACGTAAATCCGCAGTTTGGACAGAATGGTGAAGGCCGATGCACAAAATAGCAGCTTGAACATTGCCGCGTTGGTTCTGTTTTTTGACCTTGTTTCTTGCTGTCACGACCGTCTAGCGACCACTGCCGATCACTATCAGGTAATCCATGCAAATCAGGTGCAGAGTTCCCCGCGTGGTCAAATATCATTGCCGGGTAATCTTTCATACGCAAAACACGCCCCCATTTCTGCAATTGCAGACTGATGGATTTAGTAGGGCGTAAATCGCTCATAGCTTCAACCGTCACATCCATGTTCGCAGCCGCAGCTAAATCAAAGCCAAACGTCAACAACTCACAGTTTGCCAATACCAATATCTCACGCCGCGCGAACGCCCGCACCCGGCGCGCAATATCATCGTCATCCATCGCACCGCTCACATGAGCCGCAGGAATGCCAGCATCCCTAAACGATTGCGCGATAATTTCAGCATGTTTGATTGACGTACCAAATGCCACATTCAACCGCCCCATAGCGTGACTGCGGTAATGGTTTACCGCATTGCCAATCAGCACCCTATCTGCGGTCATAAAGTCGTCAAGCTGGCCTTTGTTATAGTCACCAGCCGTTGTCTTAATCCCGCTAAGATCTGGGAGCGACGGCGCAAATAGGCGGTAGTCACTCAATCGGCGATTTTCAATCAACCATCGCACTTGTGGCCCCTGCACCATGTCGTCATACCATTCACCAAGACCCTTTCCTGACAACTTCCAAGGTGTTGCAGATAGCCCGATGATCCATGCACCGCCCGCCTTGGCCCACTGGATAACTCGATCTAACTCATCGCCTCCGAAATGCGTTTCGTCGATAAACAGAATATTAGGCACTTGCACGGTATCCAACCGCCTTGCCAGCGTTCCGCTAGTCGCAAGCCTAATGCGCGCAAACGGATTGTCAGTATATCCCGCCGCAATGCACCCATACGGGATATTGTAACTGTCAAGCGTCTTTGCGGTTTGACGCAACAACTCACGGCGCGGCACTACAAAGATACACCGTGACCCTTTCGCATGAGCCTGTTGCATCATATACGACGCCATAACGGTTTTACCCGTGCCAGTGGCGGATTGCATCAATACGGATTTATGACGCCGCATGGAATTACGGACGCCGTTGATTAGGTCAAATTGATCTGGAAATGGGGTTATCTCTTTCATCGAAAATCATCCCCAAATCCAATATCTTCTTCCTCTGACATCACTTCCACCCGTCCCATAACCCTATCCAATGGCAAGCTAGTAGCCTTGCACTCAAAACCGCTGCCGAAGTAAACAGGCTTATTACCGTAGTTATCTGCGCCCGGATAGTTGCCTAATGTTCCGCGCCATACCGCCCAAGGTGTATCGTCTAGCATACGCTTCAATTGCGGCGAATTATTCGCAATCACGATCCGACCATCAATAACTCGGATGCCATAACCGCGCAAGCCTTTATCAGCCGCATCATATCCAATTGCGCCTTTAACGCTGGCATGATTAACCATGTCGCCAATACTGCTTTCATAACTACGCCCGTCATGGTCGTAACGAATACGCAATGTCATAATATGCGTTACTAGCTTTTCTGCATCGCTCATGTCGTTATCTGCGCTATGCCAATCCCATTCTTGTTTAGCCATCCATTCCCGCGCAAATTCAATCGTAACCTTGCCAGTGCTACCCAAAGAATAAGCCCCAGCAATCATTGGCCCAACCTGATCACCTGAACGTTTATCACCCAATATCTCAGCCGCAACCGTTCCGAATACTTTGATATTGTGAAATAGCGCGTCAATGTTTTTAACAGTCCGCGCCATTAGCCTTTGCGCAAATCCATCAACCATGCAACCATTAATTGCGCGCAATAATGCAGCATAATTAGCCTCACAATCCGCAGATTTGTCAACTACCAATTCCAAAAC